CGAATAATTTGGTCGATAAAGCTAAAGAAGCCGCATCTGGCGCAATCGATAAAATAGGGGCTGCTGCGACTGCGGCCACGACTGCGGCCACGACTGCGGCCACGACCGCAACCGCGGCCGTTCAGCCTCCTCCTCCAACCACCGGCGGGAAGCGTTCCGCGAAAAAGACTACGAAGTAAATAGAGGGCGAAAATAATAATATAATTAGTATTTAAGGATTGTAATTATATGACGTATCAAATAAGCGAGAAAAACCAAATATTAATCGCATTATTTGCGGTTGTTGTATTATGCGCGGGGAAATTGTTCAAGGATTATCTGTTTCGTCAAGGATATGTCGAAGGGATGACGAGTTCTAATTTCATTACATCGATGGTTGCTGATACTCCGATGTCACGGCCGTCGTCGGGTAATAAACCTTTCAATATTTATTTTAAAATAAAAATGCCACAAAATGCCACAGTTATTGCCGTTGAATTACCTGCGGATATACCCAATGAGGTCACATTATCAGCTACAGGGGGTGATTATTCCGCTAAACAAATAGTTAGTAATGTCGAAACAGACCTTTCTGTAGCCCCTGTATATTCAGCGTCAGGGCCACGACAAATATCATGGACTCTAACTAGTAATAATATCACTGCTGGAAGTATTATCCAAATCGGCGTTAGGGGTGCATTATTTTCCAAGTCGGGTCAAGCTTCGAACGAGACATTCGGTCCATTTAAAGTCGTAATTGGTTCTGGTCAAACTGCGGTTTTTAATGAGAGAAGTATTACTATAACTCCTACTGGGGGTGTCGGCGGCGGCGGCGGCGGCGGGGCTACCACTAGTTCCGCTGTAGAAATACAAAATGCGATTAATTCTATTAGAACGCGCCTGAACACTATGGGGGCAGCCGACCCAGGAAAGGATGAACTACTACAAGCCCAATCTGCTCTCGTGACTGTATTGGCTTATACATACGGAACAGTGAAAGAGGCTGGTAAGGTTTTCGATTCCGACGCGCTATTTGAGGCTCAGAGAACCGCAATGGACTTCATCAGTAAAGAGAAAGCACGCGCGGCGAGTAACGCAACCGCGTTGAAAGAAGATAATTCGAATAAACGGCGTATGGCCCAAGTCAATACATACTACACACGCAATTATGAAGCCAATACCGAAGTCATGAAGAATATCATTTTTGTATCAGTTGCGCTGATCATACTGGCAATTCTACGCACCAAAGATCTGCTACCTTCTTCTATTTCAACTTTAGGCGTTATTTTCGTTCTAACGTTAGGAGGTATTGTCATCGGACGACAAATATTCGACATTATTCGCCGTAACGACCATGATTTTGATAAATATGACTGGAATTTTAACGAAGAAGAGCATGATAAGAAACAACTTAGCCAGCAGAATTCTGACCCAGCCAATCTCTCGGAAATGGGAATGGCAATGGCGCCATGCTATGGACCCGGATGCTGTGATGTCGGAACCACATGGAATCAGGCTGCTGGGAAGTGTATGCCTGGTGCGGGAGGGCGTGTAAGCGGTACTGCGGTATGGACTCCCGCCAGCAACCAACTCGCCATTAATTTAACTGTTCCTGGAGGATTGTCGAGTAGTGCTCCTGCGGATACAGTTACAATTACGTTGCCGTCTGGTTTGTTTTCCGGAACACCTGTAGTATCCGGTTCAGAATATAGCGGCACGCCATCTATATCGGGACAATTCCCCTTAACGAAAAGTAGTAGTAGTATCGCCGCCGCAGGCCCAACAACGATCACAATTACGGGCATGACCGTATCACCCAGCGCATATTCTATCTCGAAACAGCTCACGGTGAAAACAACGAAAGATATCAATACTGTTGGTATTCCTATTTCTGGCATTACTTAATCCTAATTCGCGCATCGGTAATTATAATCTAACAAATATAGTAGTTATATTATAATACATATTCAAAGGTGTAAATGGGAATAGATTTTAATGACGCAGAGGGGATAGACCCCGCTCTTTTAGAACAAGCCCAAAAAGGGGAGGCGATGATGAAAGAAACAGTCGCAACAGATGGAGAATCTTTGAAAATATCCGGCGGGGAGGGCGGTGGCGGCGGTGGCGGTGGAGGACAGCTTCCATTCAATGTTGTGCTTCAAGATTCGCAGGATAAAATTACAGAAGTCAAGAAAATTATGGCGATGGGTGGATTTAATGGTGAAGAAAAATGTAAATACGAAACAAGTCTCGCCCACGCTATATGGGTTCATTCGCGAAATCTAGAAAATAAATGTTCAAATGACGTCAAAGAGAAAAGCGTGAAATATACAGCTTTAGTGAATGGAAAGGCGCAAACACACGAAATAACTAAAGCCCATAAAGAATGGACCGATATTCGAAGCAGTTGTGCCAAAAGTGCGTCGGATGTAATAGAAAATGCGAATAAATATGTCGAAACCGACCGTCGGTGTCGCGCCAATAAAGAGGCGGAAAAAGATATTTACCCTTCTATCTCGTTGGACGGCAAGAAACAGGGCTTTCAGATCGCCCGCGAAGTAAATACTGAGAATGTCGAAGGCTTTTTTGGAAATAGTGGGGGCATAAAAGAGGGATTCGATTTTTATAATGGAACGGCGTTTAATGGCGGTAATAGTATAGCTGTCGCCGCAAGTGGGACGACGCCGGCCATCATGAAATTCAATAAACGCCTACCAAGATACGCCGACGGAACAGGAAATCGGGCTACTTCGGATAGTGATACTAATACAATCCTTCCATGGACTGAATATTATACCGATTGTACGGGTAGTATTACTTCCATCCAAAGAGAATTATGCGAAAATGCCAATATACAAATAGATAAATATGCGAATACAATCAATACTCTATTTGATAGAGCAGATGATTTATTGAATACGTACTATAAAATATCGATAACCGGTAGTCAGTCGCCTGAAAAATTAAACGATATTTTACTTAGCGATAAGAATATTAAATCCGTTATAGAAAATCAAAAGAAAAATATTGTATTATACAAGCAAAACGCCCTATACGACTATGAAGAATACAATAGTCTCGCATTCTACGAAGATTTGGTGATGTTTCTTTACTACGCGGTCTTTGCGATTTTCGTATTTATGTCTCTCCGTGAGTTCTTTTCATCCACTGGCGGTTCTTACGATAAGCGCAACATTATTATATTGATATTATTAGGCATTTATCCGAAATACATCTTACCGGTTGTATTGTGGATATTGAACGGTCTTACAAAAATAGTGGAAATGCTCGGAGTGAAGAATGTGCGTTTTTGGGGTGCGTAAATGCGAATGCTACTTTGTCTGTATTTCATGCGTCATCGTCATCGTTTTCGGCATCGACATCATCGTCGTCGTCGTATAGGATACGACACTTACGCCATCCTTTCGGTGTGAGCTTTCCGAACTTCTTCGTCATATAGTCGTAGAGTTCATTGCCCTTCGGGATATTCTTACCATGTTGAACAACATACCATTTCTTGAACTCTTCATATACTTCGGTCTTCTTGATATACGTATCTTCATCAGCGACGCGAATCTTGTCGCGCAAGAATTCCGAGAGATAGTCCTGAGTATTGCGATACTTATTGCTACTCGCCGTAACGGCGGCGCATGTCCGCACTTTTCCATCTGTTTCAAATGCCTTCTTGACGAGCATCGCCATAAAGACATTTACCCACGCCTTGATTTTGACATCCAAGTTCTTATCGATGAGGAACTGATACGGCTCTTCGGGATCATCGGATTTCGGCTCCTCGCAGAATTTCGATTTATAAGGGCAAAGTCGGATACGACGCCATGTGCCGTCATCGTTGCTCTTGATATCAAACAGCACATTCGTACATACGACCAACTTGAACTGAGGCACGAACGTAATCGTATTTTTGAAGAGGGCTCGGGCGGTCATATCATCGCCACCGGTGATTTCCTTCAAGATACCCTCATTGATGCGGTCGCCCTTCGTCGGTTCTTGCATAACTGCGTAACGCACACCTTTGAGGACTGCGAGTTCTGGCGAGGCACCGCCAATCATTGCGCGTTTTTGCGTGACTGCGGTGATGGGGAGGACGGCCTTATACTCGCCAAGGCACGCCGACATCAATTCAATGAGTTTCGATTTGCCGTTGCTTCCGCCACCAATATAAATATTGAACGTCTGTTCGCGATTCGTGCCGATGAGCGTTGAAGCGAGATGCTCCCACATATACGTCCGGAGTTCTTCTTCTGGGAAGAGTTGCGCCATGAACTCGTTGATTTCGTTGATGTGGGCTCGGTGCTTCTCCGCGTCGAGCGGGATATAGTCGATTTTCGTGGTCTTGGATAGATTGTCGTCAGGCTGACCGCGGCGAAACGTCCGCGTCTTGAAATCAATGACGCCGTTCTTGAAACATAGGAGCTCAGGGCGCGTATCTATTTTTTCCTCAAAATCCTTGTCATAGAATTGCTCACGCACCTCACGCATAATGTTGTTCTTGAAACTCGTCGTCTTCAGTTTCGTACAAATATCCACGATACGGCGCGACCTTTTTCGCGCGGATGTGTATTGGTCGCATGTTGGGTCGAGCCCTGACGTGAGATCCATAATCTCGCGGTGCTTCTTCGTATAAATATCATGCATGTCTTTCGAGATGAGCGCGCGAAGTGAATTCCCTTGGTCGCATTCCACCCAACGATTCTTCTCGAACTCATACCACATATTATCCTTGACGCTCACACATACGAAGCGATCCTTGAAAATCGTGTATAGAACTGTCGCCAAATCTACATCCGTGGAGGCGTCGTTGGTCGTCTCGTTACAAATCGTTTGATGAATGAAGCTGTCGATGGTTTCATTGCGGATACGCGCGTATTCTTCGGGGCAGTCGTTCTTCGCCCAATACATAATCGAGCGCCGAGTAAGGCCTTCGGGGCTATAAGGAAATCCGCACCAAGTATCATAACTCTTCATAATATCCGCATACGAGAATTTACTGGACTTCGCGCTGAATAGCATCCAAGTAAGGAAGAGCTTATCGCTTGTATTATGAAGCGCCAATCCGACGCGAAGCCATTTATCGTATGGGTCGTAGTATTGCGATGGGAGCGCCATCGTGTAATAGTGGGTTTCGCGGATTTCATACTCTTTCGGCTCAAGCATATTCAGCATGATTTCAACCGCCATCGTAAGTTCCGAATGGTTCGTGATTTTGTCCATCATGATTATACCGTTGTGCGACATCAACGCGTCACTCCCGCCACCCGGATTCATGCCACCGCCGCCACCCGTTACAACCAAGCGCAGACGCTTTCCGCCATCCGCGCCACCATTCGCGCCGCCGGTTCGCCCCGCCGTGCCACGTTGCTGATTCAGAAGCGCGTCATATTCGGCCTTCAATGCTGTATTATTTGGAATAATCGAAAATGATGGATATCCGGTATCAATTGCTCCAGGCGCCCCACTGGCCGCGGTTTGAACCGATAATTTTGCGAACTGCTCTTTTACGTTGAATTTGCTGGTTTTCTCTTCCTGACACATCCACGCGCCATCCGTATCGTCGGGGTCATGCATCATGATGAAATGATACTTCAACATATACGCCTTATGTCCGGGTTTGCGCGAACCGTATAACTGCCAGTTTGTATGACCGCGCGATATTCCTTCATCAAGCACATCATTCCACGTATTCGTTATTGGAATATCCGTCCAAATCTCCGGAAGCTCTTTCAGCATCCGTGCGCGCAACATTCGCTGAATCGGGCGCTCTACGCTTGCGCCAATGATCATATGAATACCGTCCTTGGTCACATCTTCCAACTCATTTACATCGCTCTTTTCAAAGATATAAATCGGGATCTGGGCATCGGCGGGGATTTCAACGAGTGCCTCCAACGTCTGAATATAGGATTGTATCATGTCTAATACATGCTCCTTCGAATGCTGGCGCTTGGTGATACTTGTTTCATACCTGAAGTCGAAATCGACGGTGATAATACCTCGTTCTGGATTCTGTTTTTCTGTTAGGAACTCCTGTTTTCCGGTTTCAAACACATGCGTATAATACTTCTTCCAGAAGACGGGCAATATCGCAGGCGGTATCGTATAAACTCCGCCATAGACATTCAACGCCTTATCCCCAATCCGCGTGTGCGTATATGCTTCGCCGGGCTTCGATACATGATGTTTCATAAATTGTTCATACGTCATCCCTGCGCACAGAGAATGGTATGAAGCGGTTGTGGTGTCGGTAGTTGTCGTCGTTGCCGTCGTCGTCGTCGGCGTCGTATTAGCGCCACCTACTCCATTCATGGTTGTTGTCATTCGTCGGGTTGTCTCTCTTGTAAAAACTAATTTGGGTAGGTTGAAGTTTCAATTTTGTCCGAGTTATGAATTGAAATTTGTAAAACCTCCAGTTTATATATTCCAGAGGTTTTATCTCTAAATCTGATCCCCCAAAAATGGCACTTTGACTTTTCTTTCCTAAAAAACCGGTGAAAAAGGGGGATGCTTTATTTTCCATTTTCTGTGCACAGGACTTTTGTAAAAAAAGTGTTTTAGCCCGTGGATTTTTTTTTAGTGTTTGGATTTTGGGTTTTGTGACGATATATCGTCATGGGTAAAATAATGAGAGCATAACGGTCACGATGATTTACTACATTTTGCGTCATTCTGCTGGGAATATCGTCACAAAAAGGTCGGGTTCGCTCGGTGGGGGGGGGGGGTGGGGGCGCGCGCGGCCACTGGGTTCTTTTGGAAATCTCTTGGTTCAATGGAACAGGATTACTTTGGAATTCTCTCTTTTCAGCCAAAAATATTCCGTTTAAAACTCTTGATTATAGAAGTTTCAAATCAAATGGCTTGGCCATTTATGTTTCAAGGATAAAACTGCCGAAAATATTCCGTTCAAAACCGCCGAAGGCTAGAATAAACGAAGGAATTAGACCCCCTATTTTTGGACATTTTTTGATGGCCCAGAAATGTCCATTTTGCCCTTTGCGCGTGGGAGTTTTGAAAACATGAAACGTGACACGCCCAAAAAACAGGGTTGTCACCATAATGCTCACAAAACACATTTTTGGAGTGAAAAACTTGTCACTGACTTTTTGGAGGGTTGGTGTGCGCGTCCATTTTGGTAGGTTGAATAGGACATTTATGTATAAGGATATATTTAGGGTAAGTTATCAAAAAATATCCATATGCCTACTAATTTCTTTTGCGAAAAGTGTGACTTTAAATGCTCTAAACAGAGTATTTATAATAAACATTTAGAAACAGTCAAGTACAAACGAACGGATGGATATTTATATCCTTACACGGATATATCCATTATGACCTCTTCCTTAGAAGTAAATCGAACACATATATGCCCATATTGTTTTACACCTTTGGAGATTTAAAATGCCGATTTTGAAAAGTTTAGGAAATTAGTGTTTTATAAATTATTACTCATTTATTAACTTTATTTTTATTTAGGAAAAGTTAATAAAAATATATAAATATTTAGGCATTTTAATTATTGAGTTTAATTTATATATATATATATTATATTTTAATATTATAATGCCTATTTCATTTGATTTAGAAGATTTAAGAGTAAAACATAATTGTGTAAATTATTTTGAAACAGGATTATGGGATCCACGAACTAATGTATCAAGTAAAATTGCCTTGTCTTGTAGTTTTGATAAAGTATATTGTATTGAAATTAGAAAAGATTGGGTTGAAATTGGTAATGACATATTTAATAAAGATATTATGAGAGGAAAATATAATTTATATTTGGATGATAGTACAAATATGAAAAAATACTTAATGACTGATGATTTTAAAAATAAAACAATGTTTTTTCTTGACGCACACGTAGATAACAGTGCCATTCATAATTATAAAAAAAAATGTCCTCTATTTGATGAATTAGAAGCAATTAAAAGTATTGAAAGAAAAGATAATGTAATATTAATTGATGATTTGAGAATAATTAAAAATTCATTTCCTTGGGGCGAAACAAGTTATGGAAATATTGATTTTTTACAACAAATAAAAAACACTATATTAACAATAAATAAAGATTATAAATTTGATACATTGGACGGAGTTATTAAAGATGATGTATTATTAGCATATATTTAAAATAGGCATTTTACACCCTTGAAGATTTAAAATGGGACAAACCCACTAAAAATCAACAAGGTTTGCCTATTTCAAGGCGTGTAAATTTTGATTTTACTGGTTCGTCTAAACCAGTTGAGGAATTCTTGCTTCTGGATAAATAATTCGGTCTTCCTTTATTATTTATCGCATTATAAGCAATTTTGTAGATATTTGTTGCACCATTCACGTCTCTATTCCAATAACCGCATCCGTTTTTACAACAAATCAGTCCATGGACAATAACGTTTCCGGTTCTATATGGTCTGGGATTTTTTCTAACCATCGTTTTTACACAACTACCTCCTTCACATTTGGAACATTTACAACTGGTTCTAAATTCATCCACCAAATATGTTTGAAATCCTGCTTTTCTAAACAAAGTTCGCATTCCTTTTCCTTTGGTTGCTTCTTTGTATTTCATATGTTGTTTCTGTTCGTAATCACCAAAACATACAACAACCTGTTTTTCATCACCAAATATGCGTTTGAAATTATTTAACATTTTTTGTTCGCTTTTCTTGGTATTTCTATAACTTTGTAATCGTAATTTTCTAAAAATATATGTGTCATAACGAAAATAACACACCATTCATTTCACTCTTCTTTTAAAAGTTTCAAATCCAAAGGCTTGGACATTTATGTTTCATAGACAAAACCGCCAAAAATATTCCGTTTGAAACTCTTGAATATAAAAGTTTCAAATCTATAGACTTCATCCATTATGTTTCAAAGATAAAACCGTCGAAAATATTTCGTTTAAAACTGCCGAAGGCTAGAATAAACGAAGGAATTAGACCCCCTATTTTTGGACATTTATTTGTCCACCAGAAATGTCCATTTTGCCCTTTGCGCGTGGGAGTTTTGAAAACATGAAACATGACACGCCCAAAAACGGGGTTGTGACCATAATGCTCACAAAACGTATTTTTGGAGTGAAAAACATGTGACTGATCTTTTTTATGTGGTTGGTGGCTGCGTCTATTTTGGTAGGTCAAAATAGGACATTTATGTATAACGGATATATAAGATTATTATAAGATTCTTATAAGATTATACTATAAGATTTAGGATATATAAGATTATTATAAGATTATGCCAAAAACAGAGATTGATTATTCCAATACTATTATTTATAAAATAACATGTAAAGATGAAACTATTAGTGACGTGTATGTAGGACATACCACCAATTTTGTCCAGAGGAAATATGCTCATAAAATATGTTCTACAAACAGCACAACTAACATAAGCAAATGTATGTTATATCAAGTGATAAGAAATAATGGTGGGTGGGATAATTGGAAAATGGAAATAATCGACGTTATTAACTGTAAAGACATTTATGATGCGAAAAAGAAAGAACAGGATTATGTTGTATTATTAAAAGCAACCTTAAATAGTGTAGAACCACTACCTCGCCCACGAAGAACAAGTTATCGGTTTTATTGTGAAAAGTGTAACTTCAAATGCTCTAAACAAAGTATATATAACAAGCATGTAGATACAATAAAACATAAACAAGATAAATCGGTATGTAGCACAATGAACTATGAAACTAACACTGAGACAGACCCAGAGACATACTCAGAGACAGACCCAGAGACATACTCAGAGACAGACCCAGAGACAGATACAGATATACTAGATGAAATACACCAAACAGAGAATGTTATTATACGCAAGAAATCATCAAGCACAGAATACCAATCGACCAAGAAATTAAAACGCCTTACTGCTGAAAACCGTGAAATGAAAATGAATATGAATATGATATTACAAATGATGGCTTCAAACATGGCTTCAAATACAACGTTTCAAACGCATATAATGGAACTAATGAAAACGAAGGATTCTCAAAATAATACGACACCATGTTCATCTATATCCGGAGGTGTTGCCTTAAACGGCGACAATCCCACATTCAACAACACCAACAACAGCCACAACAATACCTTCAACATGAACATGTTCCTCAACGAGAAATGTAAGGATGCGATGAACATGAAGGAATTCGTGAATTCCATCCAACTGAATATGACCGACTTGGAAAATGTTGGCAGGCTTGGCTATGTGGAGGGAATGTCGAATATCTTCATAGACAACCTCCAGAAGACCGATGTATATAAACGCCCAGTTCATTGTAGCGACGTAAAGCGCGAAACCTTATATGTGAAGGAGAACAACGAGTGGCAACGCGATGGTCCAGAACATGAAAAAATGACAAACGCGATTCTTGCCGTGGAACATAAGAATGTAGTCCTAGTGAATGAATGGGCGAAGGCCAACCCGCGATGTATGAATAGCAACACCCGAGAGAATGAAAAATACTTCAAGTTATCAAAGATTGTCACCGACGGAGAAAAGGACGGGAATATAGATAAGGTGATACGTAAAGTAGCCAAAAAGGTGACGATTGAAAAAGACCCGACGCCGCAAATCGAATAACCGTAAATTCAAAATTGTGAAGAATAAAAATACATAAAAACAATATCGGATTTACTCTAGAACCGCAATAATG